CAATTCTCTTTCTTAAGTCTAGGTACTTGTTCTCTTCGAGTATAGTGTTTATAGCCTCCTCTTCAGCAATTTCTATAGCAGGCTTGTAATTGAGTTGCATGTAAAGAGATAGCTCTTCATCATTTTGTGGCAACTCATCAGGGTTCATGGTGAATGGGTCAATACCTGTCTTCTGTTGAATGATAGACAAGATATCCTTGGATACCATCTGCCCCTCAATCATGTCTTGGTATTTACTTCTCTTGGCTTGAGACATAGCATCCTGAGAGTATGCCTTAACCTTGAACAATCTATCAGACATTCCATTAACAACGATATCCACAAACTTGGGGATAACTGGCACCGGTGTCCAGTCTAAATTTAAATACGATAAGTCGCCATCTATCGCCAATTCGTTCTTATACTTTTGAACAGACTGTTCACCTCTAGCGTAAAGTCTAAGCCTGTGGAAGTCTTTCCACTGGCTGTAGTATCTGCATCTGCTGCCGTCTTTTCTAAACCACTCATACTGAATGGCTTGACCTACTTGTAGGCCGTATTCTTGTGACTCCTTTTCGGCATCAGTGGCGAACTGATTCGGGAAAGAAGTAGTTAAAACATTTACAATTACATCCTTCATTTGATGATTTCACTTATATTACCCTTGTTTGAGTACCTTGCAAAAGTAATGCTAATTTTTGATTCTTTCTTTTCGGGTAAATATAAGTGTTTTTGCGTTGCCATGATGGCGAGTCCAGAACTAATTGTTGCGTCAAACTTTGTTCTGTTGTCTATATTGAATCTCGCCCAATCCAATAGCGTTTTATTAAATGGCATACTGCCTATTAAGTCAGGGTCTCTGTACTTCCCTGTGGAATCAAAGCCTACATACTTCTCGATGTAAGTCTCTATCGCTGATGCGTGAGCCTGTCTCACATCCTCTGATGAGTTTGGTATACCACCTAACTCCCTCTCGGTAGCACTAAGCTTTGCGTATGGCTTGTCGGGTCTATTGATTGAGAATCCCCTATAGCCTCTGTTCTTAAAGTGGTATAGCAATCTTGGTTTGTTATTCTCTATCAGGATTGGCATCCCGTAAAACACACAAGCCATAAGAACTTCCTCGAAGAATATCTCTGCTGTCTGTGGTCGAGCTATGTACTCCAAGAAGAATTCATTAACCGGCCCTTCATCCATATGGTACATGGTCTTTCCGTGTAACGCTCCATTAGATCCCCTCCCATCTACCACGGCAGATATATCATACGAGTCACAGCCGAACGCTCCGACATGCTCGTTGCCGGGATACTTGACTCCGTTTCTGACCACTACTCTATTCTGCAAGTTTGCAGGAGGGATCCAACTTATCAAGAATCTACCCCTTTGGTCGGGCATAAACATAACCTTGGTGTCTTTTTCTCCGTTCATCCACTGAAAGCTACCTCTAATTACGGTGTGCTCCGCTATGTGGGCATCATTGAAATCTATTTGCTGGTATATCTTGGTGAGATTAAACAAAGAACTCTTACTCTCGTCACGGAAAGCGTGAGCCTCTGTTCTTGGGAACTGACGATAGTATTCGTTCAATGCATCAGCATCATTTTTCAATGAATCTACTTCAGCCTCCCAGTAATCTATGGCCCCATTCTTTATCATTTGTCCATCAACTCCCTTTACTGGTGTCTCTGGCTTTCTGAACACGGGCATACCATAAATGTCAATGAATCCCTCCATGTTCCACTCCATCGGGATAAACAGATTATATAGTCCACTCTTTGTTTGCCCATTGTTGTTTCTTTGCGACGGATCAGAGTCTTCGTAAAGTTTCTTGAAGTTTCCTCCTCCTTTATCCAGTGCATTTGACGTAGAACCCATCATGCATTTGCCTATAATCATACTACCCAATCGAAGGCACGTCTTGGTAACTCGCCAGTTATTTGTGATGTTATTTGGCTGGACCCACTTTCCGCTCTCATCATGAGAAAGCATCAATAATTTTTCTCCATCATAAGAGTTTTCTTCTGTGTTTCGCCAATCTATGGTTGTGTTAAGTCCATCTATCTCTTCGTCCTGAACATTATACATATTCTTCTTGGTAATCTTTATAGCCGGTACCCTGTAGGCCAATTCGGTCTTCGGCTTATCCATACCATCCATCACAGGCTTGAAGAAGAATGGCAACTTGTTGTTTATCGGTACAACCTTGTCCGTAAACATCTTCTTAGCATCAGTACCTGTCTTGGATAGTATACCCAAGCGAGCATTCCTAGCCAATGTAGCCACGTTCACTACCTCGGAAGAAGACATAAAAGAGAATCCTGAACGTCTTATCTTCAAATACACCATACCAAAAGATCTTGTATCGGCTTTACATGCTTCCCAAAAAATATAGAATATCCTATTAGCTTCCCGGTAATCTGGATATCCAATGTCTATGCTAGACCACTGCAAGTACATCCAATGACTACCCGTAATATAGGTGGGCGTTCCATTGTTCATGAACCAATACCCATCTTCCCGGCAGTCAAACTGACTTTCTATGTAGTCTACCCATTTGCTTTTGAATTCAGATGGTAACTCGTTCCAATGGAATATGGATTGTATCTTCTCTAATTCTTTCGGGAGTTTTGATCTTTCCCAGTACTGCTCTGATTTCTTTGAGTTTCTAGAGTAAACTTTCTTGGGTGCCTTTGGTAGCGCAATGACTAAATCAGATATCTTTATTATTTCCCCAATCTCCCCGGTTCGTGATATAATCACAACATCGTGTTGCTCATCATATCCGTACTTCCAGTTCTTCTTATCGTTTCTTCTTTCGATAGTTTCACTGGGGATATAATCCTCCAACAGGACATACAGGTTATTTTGATCTTCTTTCCGCAAAGCCTTGTTTACTATCTAGTTTACTTACTCCTTTTTCTGCCATCTCGATATTCTCCTTTTCAGATTCTATCCTACTCAGTATCTCGAATGCATCAAATATAGCTAATTTCTTTGTTGCTGCTGCGTTCTTCAATTTGTCAGCAGTCAACTCGTCATCCTCATCTCCTTGAGGCTTGAGTATGTTTTCTTTAGCTACGGCAATCAATTGCTCGACAGCAATCTTTCCTGCCTCAATTATTCTCAACTTGATTTCTTTCGCATCATCAATCATAACTTAACTGTTATTTGGTGGTCAAACATTCTGTAAAGGGTCTCGTCCTCAACCATAAACTCATACTCACTGTCAGGCCTGAAGCAGACTATGTCCCCTTCGTTTATCCCTTTTGACAACAAGTATTCATTTGGGTATTTCATTTGGCCCATCAAGGGCTCATACTTTATTGGCTTGTTTATGTATGACTTTCGTACAGGAATCGGTTTGACAAAGCAATACTTATCGTAAGACTTCCAAACACCTTCATTCCTGTAAAGGAAAAATTGGTCGGGTTCAATAAGGAATATGTCGTCTCTGAAAAAACTCTTTCCACTCTTTCTGTTTCCTTTGATGTCATTGTAAAATTTAAAAGCATTGTGATGTACTAGTAGTGTATCTCCGGGAACGATGGGTCCAGAGTATCCCCTTGGCGTTTCAATTACCTCAGCAAGCCTATTAGAGGATTTGTAGTCTTCCTCTGACGTGCTTATTATGAGATCAATGCCACCAATGTTTTTGGTGTTATTGTATCTCTTGCCCTCTAATGGCTTGGTTATAAAATAAAATGGTGACTGCATTAAAAGCTTATGTTGTACTCAATAGCCATTGGAATGGTTGATGTGAATTCCTTCCATAGGATGACTTCACTCTTTTCATTTTCAATGTAAATCTTGACTGATTGTTTTTCCTCATTAAACCTAATAGATGAGATTGAATAGGAATCGCCAAGAACCTTTTGACCAACAAGATAATGCATGGCCCCTCCTTTATAGTCTGGGCCAATAGATATTTTCCGTATATCATACATATTAGATTAGATTAAATTAGATTGAATTGAATTGTATGCTTACTGGAGCTGCCAGATATTTAAGTCGGCAGAAGGGATGTTACTCCAACCACTAAGATTTGTGTGAGGATACAGACCACCTTGATTAAGTCCACTGCCTGTACCAGATGCATCACGCATAATCTCAAAGGATATCGTAGTTCCAATTGTAGTGATGTTCAATGGGAAGGTTATTTCATAAGGGACAACAACATCAGTCGAATCTAAATGGAATCCTTTTACAGCAGAAGCCTGAACGCCATTCACCAAGAATCTGAAAAGAATTATACTAACTCCACCCGATGATCCTTGACGCTCAATGCTACCATACCCATTAATCATGTATAGTCCTGTTTGGTTGAATGTCACTAAACCGTTTGCCGCCAAAGACACCGCAGCGTTTGATTGAGCAGGGCCAAATGAAACTTGAGTCGCAACACCAACACCGCTAGGCACTTGAGATACAGTAGAGTTTGCAACCAATACAGATGCAAACTGAGTGTTCTCATTGATTAACTGAGCGATAGCAGCAAACTCGTAGTTCTTGGTAATGTTGGAATCAGATGTATCTGTTCCAATTAACTTGCTTGACAGCGATGGGGTGCTATCAAGTCCGTATTGAGAGATTTTCATTTATCTTCTTTTTTAGTTATTTCTCCTGTCTTCATGTTAATGACAGCGTCCTTACCGTATTTGTCCATCAAGTCTTTTTCGATTGATGAAAACTTTTCACGCAAAGAATCCATAGCCATTAACACTGTGTGCTTTTGGATTTCTAGATCAGCAATCGTCACCTTCATCCTAGTGTATTCAGAGTTCGCTTGTTGAATTTGATCTAGTTCTTCCTGTGTTAATTTTCGAGTATATTCCATTAGATTATTTACATACAAATATATGCGTTTTTGTAATAACAAAAATCCCCCAGCTAGTGGGGGATTAATGTAGAATGAAAAACAATTTATTTGGTTGTGGATTTGGTCTTCTTTTTTGCCTTGGCTTCCACTTGTGAAGGATGTGGCATTACTGTGTAATGGGTATTCTTTTCCATTCTGTAAGCCTTCAACAGTTGCTTTCTGTTTTGACCCTCTCTGAATGAAACGTGAACCCAATCGGGATTCTCATCGGTACCGAACTCCCATATCATCTGATCAAACTCAAGGTTGCTTGCAATGTACTCGAATGCTTTTGCGTTATTCTCATTCAAGTCAAAGTCAACAGCTTCACCTGTGTTGTGCTGGCTAGTCTTAGAGCCACCGATGTACTTGTTCAATGCGATTGACCTGTACCCACTAGTGATTTTGATTGGCATACCCAAGCCCTCACGCAAAGGCTCAAGTACCTGCTCGCACAATGTCTTTAAGTTCTCCAATACAGCAGGGTCCTTTGGGATGTTTGGAATTTCGTTTTTGATTGCTGTTTGACTATATGTCAATTCACGCAAAGTAAAGTTTTCTGTAATGTTCATAATCTTATTTTCTTAATACTATTAGCAAAAATAATACTATTGAGACAATAACCAACCACCATGGGTAATCGCATTCTTTTACAGAAATCCTTGGAGGTAAAGTAATTGTCTTTGAAACCTTGATAGTATCTGGCTTCTGCTTTACATAAGTCCTTATAATGTCATGGTCTCTGATTATCTTGACTATAACACTCCCGGTATCTATCACAATGGTGTCGCTTACCTCGGTGTAAAAGGTTTCAAAAATCTCAACTGAGTCTGTGTAGATAATTGTATCGAACTTTACGACCTGTGGTTGACAGATTACGGGATCTTTCTTGCACGCCTTCTTTAGATGCCACTGCGCAGAGCAGCTAGACAGCAATAGTATTAGCGCCCCTGCCCACGATATTTTTTGCATGGTTTATTGTTTTTAGAGTGTACTCCGGGCCTTCTCCTTTTAGGCTTAGCCTTGTGCTTTGCTATCTGTGCTTGCTTTGCCATTTGTGTACTTATCTATTACTGTGTATCCTAACGAGAAAATAGTGATAAACTCCACCGCCTCAACGAGCTGAGGAGTATTGTAATAAACCAAGCTGCCAAAAAGAACCAAAGCACCAACGATGCCCACGAATCTTTTAGAACTGAACTCGCCCTTGTCGCCTTTAAATACTTCATTTACTTTCATAGAAATATTTTTGAATCATTAAACTATCGTTCAAATTGTGGATTTCATCCAAAACCATTGCAGCACTATCGCACATCATTTCGGAGTGGTGTATCTGCTCCTCTGCTTTTTCTTCGATACTTGGTTCAATTGTTACCGCCATAATCAAGGCGATAGCTACTAGGGCGTAAAGTAGTTTCATATTTTGCCTAAATTTTTATAAATTGATATCTCAGTAATCAATGCAGAGCAAAGTGAATCTTGCGTTTTTAACTGCTTTGATAGTTGCTCAAGTTTTGCTTCGCATTGCTGTAACCGGCTTTCGCATCGATCATTGATGTCTTTGCTTTGGCTTTCTGCACGATAATATAAAACACTCACAACGATCAACATTAAGAATGTAATCGCTTTTGCTGGGTCACTTTTGAATTGATCAAAGTCAATTGGGAATTTCATTATTGTTCAAATATAATACCAAAATATCAAATGCTATTTTGAGAAGCAAGCAAGAGCCTGAGCCTTGGCAAGAATAGTCAAAGCTTCATTATCCTTGATTGCATTCTTTAATGTTTCTGCATCTGTTGGATCCAAGTCCAACTCTTCTCCTGCATAAAGTTTCTGAGCCCAGTGCCAAAACTTTAAGGCATCTCCCTTTGAACCCTGTGCTAAAACTTGTGCAATTAATTTGCCGATATTTGAATCAGCAATCTCAGTTCCGTCCAATGCAACGATTGGTAAATTTAGATTTAATTTCATATTTTAGTGAATCCTAATTGTTGTAGTGCCCAGTCTATAGCATATTCATCATCAGTTCCCCACTGAGAATATGTTTGGTCATCCATATAAAGATTACCCTCTAATACAACAACGCCAGCTTGAGTTTCTAGTGTTTCTGGATCTACGACCTCGGTGCTTACTGACCAATAAAAGCTAGCTCCAGTCCCCGGTAATGGAATAGATATTGCTGTCATATAAAATAATTTACCAACACCTTTGGTTGGAACTACTACATCTTGTATTACAGTGTATTGCATGTACAAATCTATTAAAAAACATTTACAATTATCCCCCCTTGAATGTCAATGTTCTGTTGACCCGGGGGGTTTGTTGGAATTACTAACATTCCAGTATATCCTGCAACTCCATTTACAAAGTATGAAGTTGAATTGACATCGCCATTAACATTTAACTTATAGACATTGTCAACATTAGTCCCGATTGCAACATTTCTCGAACTAAAAATTCTCATCGATTCGGAATATACAGTTCCACTTTTGAATATTACTTCTTTACCAGAAATGCCAATATCTCTCGCAGCATTTCCCACTGTCAATGCTTGAAAGTAAGATGTTGTTGCGTCATTAGAAATAATGCCCCCATCCCCACTTGCTAATGTTGCCCTAAGTGCAATATTTGTGCCTATAACTTGAAGAGAAGCTGTAGGAGTTGTAGTGCCTACTCCTACTCTATTGTTTGTTGAATCAACGTAAAGAGTATTAGTATCTACAGTTAAGCCGCCTACAGTAATGGAATTTGTAGTAGTATTACCAGCGGTAGTTACTTGATCTAATGTAGGAGTTGGAACGGAAATATCCGAAAGCACTTGAGCAGCCGTCCTGCGATGGACTACACCGCCACTCAAGGTCAAGAAATCACCTGCTGCATTACTAACAGAAGACAATGCCAAATCAACTAGCGATGTTCTTCCACCGACTACGGTCATTGCGTTTCCGCTACCGCTTGTCTTATTTACATAAAGGGCCTCATTGGAACCGCCTTTAGTCACTACTATTCCATACCCACTGCCGCTCGTATGGTCGACAGTAAGCGTGTTAGTACTTCCGTTGTTTGAAAATGTTCCACGGGCAGCTAATAATTGATGGGTTCCTAGATTTACATTAGTTGTAGCTCCCGTGTAAGGAACATACCCCGTCAACGCACTTCCGTAGTTAGGAATATTAAGAACATTGCTTACTAATGTAGCTGCCCCACTAGAGCCTGTGGTTGTGAGTGAGGTTATACGGTTTGTATAAGCTGTATCCCAGTTTGCCTGAGAAGCCGTAGTAGGAAGAGCGTATCCTGCCGCATAAGTTATTGCAAAAGTACCTGAACTAGTAATTGTTGCAGGAGATACACTTAGTCCTGTAGGAACCGTCATCGCTACAGAGGTGACTGTCCCACTTCCTCCTCCACCGCCAACAGTAATGTTTCCACTACCAAGTAAAGATATCCCATTGATGGATTTTATATTTACCTGATTGACGAGCAGGTCCTGCTTTGCACTCAAGGCAACAACTAGATCGGTTTGATCTATTATATCACCAAGGATATCACCCCAATACGTTTCGCTAGATATGGTTAAATTCCCACCGCCCAATATAGACTGATTATTTATAGTCTTAATATTGGAACCGCTCCTAAGTATATCTTGCTTGTTAACTAACTGAGCCTGAATATTTCCATTTATTCCTCTAAGGGCCTCAATGTCAGCATTGGTTAATAGCCTGCTTTGATCTTTAGCGGCATCACTAGGAGATGGATCTCCTTGATTCATTATTACTTCTCTGATGCGGCTAATAGACATTTAATTATTCGCTAACTGGCTCGTCAAATACAACGTCAAATTCAATAGGTTCGCCTAAAATAGGCAGTAAAGATTCGTCAAAGGTTATTGGTAGTTTCATTGGTATCAGTTAGTTTCATCGAATGGGAACTTAGATGGTTTAGGGATATATTCGCCTTGTGGTAGGTCAAAAAGCCACATATATTCTGAATCTTTAAAAGTCTCTTTGTCTTGCTCGTTGCCGAAAAAGAACCACACGTGGTTGATGTCTTGAACGCAGTTTATGAAGCAATAAGGGTTGATAAAAACGCCTTGTACTTCGTTTGCTTGTTCTTCGGTTAAAATATATCCTATCATACGTTACGAGATAAAGTTGTTTGAAATGCTTGTACTGCGGTATAAAAGTTATTGAAATTCGTATTACTTAAAGAATCGCCCAAATGTGCAAATGCGATTTGTCTTGATGAAAATTCTGTAGTCGTTCCATTACCATTTGCAGCACCTAAGTAAACATTATTATTTGGAATAGTTGATTGTGTAGTTGTCGTTGTTTGAGATACTGATACATTGCGTTGAAATGATTCCCAAGATGATGTACCACTTCTTGATGTTCCCCACATTCCACTAGCATCCGATGTAAAAAAAGATATTGTTGCTGTGGAATAATCCCAACAATAAAAAAACCTTGCCGTAGCACTAGTTTGAATATTTGTTAAAGGTAAAGCCGAAGCATTTTCCCAGTTACCCATATCAGTAATTGAACCTATTCCCATTGCCGCAGTTCTTACATAAACACTTAAAGATAAATTATTTATACTTTGATTTGTCGCAGTATTAAAGCCAGTATTCATATACGCACTTGTTCCATTAGGCGTAACCCCCGTACTCGCAAAAGTCCAACCCGAACTAAAAGAACCCGTAAAACTTGAACTAACTAGATTTTGCGAACAAGCCGCTTGTCTTGCAGCTGTTGTTCCTATACCTCCCCCAACCATTGGATAAATGGCTTTCATTTTAGTCCAAATACCATCAGTTTTCATTTGTAAAACCAAACTATTGACTGCTGATTTTTCCGTTAAAGATAATGTCCCACCAGCAGTTGTAACTCGGTCAAAAAATGCCTGTGCGTCCGGGTCGAAACTCGGTGCCAGTGTTGTTACTGAGATGGTATTTGAGTATCCTGTGATTGGCATTATTCAGTTGGGGGGAATGGTGGTGCTGGTGGTGGTACGTACTCGGCTTCGGGTAAGGTAAGTAGGTAATCCCATTCTGTATTTAAAATTTCCTCTTTGTCCTGCTCAGATAAAAATAAGTACCATACTCCGTTAATATCTTGTACGCAATTAAAAAATACATAAGAGCCATAATATACACCTTGTATAGCGTCTTTTTGTTCTATTGTTAAAATATATCCTATCATTATACTTGACGTGAAAGGGTTGTTTGAAATGCTTGTACTGCTGTGTAAAAATTAGATGCTTCGGTAGAACTAAATCCATCACCGATAGATGCAAATGCGTATTCCTTATTTGTATAAAAAAAAGCAGTTCCCCCAGCATTTGCACCTCCTAAATATAAATTATTATTTGCAAATGTTCCAGCGGTTGCTGTTCCTGTTAAAAATGAACTTGCATTGCGAAACAAAACTTGTGCTAAACTTCCATTCGTACAACCAACCCAAAAACCTCTTGAATCGGTAGATGCAAAAGAAGATGAATAGGAAATATCCGCAATGCCAATATATGCTATATTTGTAGCATATCTTGTAATTAAGTAAGTCGGGTTTGTAGTCATACCAACATTTGAAGCGTTACCAAAGTCGTATGCATTACCAGCATTCTCATTATTTCTTACATATACGCTTAGATGAGTATTTATTTGTGTTAATTCAGATAATGTGTTTAAATTAGTATTCATAAACGCGCTACTTCCATTTCCTTTGACTCCCGTACTTGCAAAAGTCCAACCAGAAGTAAAAGTACCTGTAAAACTTGAACTCTTTAAATTCTGAGAACAAGCTGCTTGTCTTGCAGCAGTTGTACCAGTGCCGCCTCCCACCATTGGATATATGGCTTTCATCTTAGTCCAAATACCTGCGGCTTTTAAATCAGCAACCAATGTCTCTGTAGCCAATACCTCAGCGTATGAAAGCGTTCCACCTGCTGTATAAACACGGCCAAAGAATGATGCAGCATCAGCGTCAACGCCAGTGGCTACACGTAATCTGTAGTAGTAAGTTGTGTTTGCAGTCAGCCCACTAACAACCTGTGAGTTACTAATAACGACAAAGTTCTGGTACGACCCTACGAACGATGAGAATGAACTGCTAGTGGATACGTCAAGCAAGTAATATGAAGCGCCAGAAAATGCGTTCCAGTTAGCTGTGAATGATGTTTCACCAACACCAGTTGCAGCAGTTGCCACTGGCACTGTAACTATCTGTGATGCTACTATTCCGTGTGTTGCTAATATCATAATTATGCAGTTATGTCACCAAAGAGGTAGCATTCACTGGCTGATAAGAATACCAATGTTGCACCACTATACTGACCAGATAATTTCAATTTACCACCATTACTTCTTATTGTCATACCTGCTCCTGCTACAATCGTAGTTTGACCTGCTCCGTATTGAGCTATCAATATTTGCTGTCCTGCAATAAATGTAGAAGCAGGCACAGTTAAGTTATTAGCACTACCCACATTCATCTCTACTAATTTGTCAGCGTCACCAGAAACCAATGTATATGATGCAGTTTGTCTGTTAGCCGTAATTATTTTGTTTGTCTTGGAGTCAAGTTGAGTCTGAATAGCAGAAGACACTCCGTTTAAATAACCAAATTCAGTATTATCTACAGACCCTGCACCTATCTTAGTAGCATCAATCCCACTTGGAATATCACCAGCAGATAAGTCTGCACCAGCAGTAACCAAGCCCTTACTGTCGTAAGTAATCTTAGTCTTAGTAGCTCCGGTGATAGCAGCATTCTCGTCTACCTTCCCATCCAACGCAGTCTGTAAGTCAGTCTGATTTGATAATGTGCCTGTAATACTACCCCAAGCAACAGACCCTCCACCTCCACCAGTATTGGTGATGGTAATAGTATCTGTACCGTTATCAGTAATAGATATGCCTGAACCAGCCGCTAACTGCAATGCACCACTTAGTCCCTCTAAAGAAACAACTCCTCCACCTCCACCTCCAGAGTACTGAGGTATGTTCAACGTATTGCCAATCAACGTAGCAGCACCACTAGATCCAGTAGTAGTCAACGTCAGCGTACCCTGCTTAGCGTTCAATTGAGTTTGAATAGCAGAAGATACTCCATTTAAATACCCAAACTCTGTGTTGTCTACCGATCCAGCTCCAATCTTTTGTGCATCTATACCTGTAGGCATATCGCTAGCGGCCAAATCTGCACCAGCAGTTACCAATCCCTTGCTGTCGTAGGTTATTTTAGTCTTGGTTGCTCCTGTAATTGAAGCGTTTTCGTCTACCTTACCATCTAATGCTGTTTGTGTTGCAGTGGAAATGGGTAAAGAACCCGGAGCAACCTTCTTGGTTTCTCCAGAACTAGTATCTTCTATTATCATCCAGTCATTGGATGGATCTATGCCTCCAATGGTGGTCAGGTTATAAATAAAAATATCTGCCATGTTAAGGTACTCTTGTTGTTACAATAAAACGATCACCAGAATCTGTGACAATGTAATTACCATTGTCAGCAACCAAAAGACCGGTGACTAAAATAATAGCCTTTGTCTTCGCTCCTCTAATTAAATTAGCTATCGCAATTACCATAAGGCTACAATATCAGTTGCGTTAGTGCCAGTAGCCCAAACTCGAACCACTTGAACAGGGACGAAAGACCCAGCCGTTAACCCAACAAATGTTACATCATCACCACCAGCGGTAGTAACTTTTATGTCTCCATCTCCCCCAATGTAAAGAACACATCCATTATTACCGGTTCCATCTTGAGTTGATACACTCGGTATGTTTGTGCTATCGCTTGGGGTAACAGCAGCTGCACGATATGCTTGTAATTTCTGATAACTCATGATTATTTATTATATGGGAAAGCCCGGTTTAATTTATCTTTTCTTTCTGCGCAGCCGCAAGGCTTGCCTGTAGCTTGCGCTACTTTCTCGACAACCGCTTTGATGCCGGTCGCTGTTGTGATCTTTTCAATTGTATCACCGAGTCCTTTGCTTTGTTTGTTGTCCATAGTGCAAATATAGTTATACTTTCGATATTCTTTTACCCATGCCCACTCTAGACTTCTCTGCCTTTTTGGCTGCTAGTTTGGCCGGGGATATTTCACTTTTTGTTTTGGGAGTCTGAGCAGAAACTCTTTTGGTTGGACGGCAATACTCATTCTTGCCACCGGCACCACAAGCTTTACCTGTCTTTGTATCCTGCCACTTCTCGCTCTCCCATCTTTTTAGGCTTGTGCCCTTCTCGCTCTTGCGTACATCGCCTGACCCCTTCCTGCATTTAGCAATCGCTTGAGATGCTCTTGCAGATGGGAACACATCATACTGTGCTTTGACTTTTTTGTAGCAAGCGTCTTTCATTAGTACTTACCCCTTCTTCCTTTCGGACTACTTTGAGTGGACCCACCGGCACCAGCCCAAAGATTTTTACACGCCCAATATCTAGGCGTTAACTTGTTGGTAGCAGTGTCACAAGAATGACGTGCCTTGAACGACTTGCGAGCAGCAGCAGAATAGTTATGTCCGTATCCCTTTGCACCGAAGTGCAAGAGTTTCTCCTGCCCATTTGCACAAGCCTTGACCATCTTCTTCTTTCCGGGACGGTCAGAAGCCACAGGTCTATTGCACGCCATTCTTGATTTCTCTGCCATGATTATCTTCCTTTCTTTTTTGCTGTTGGCTTAACAGGCATCTTAACAGAAGATGGCGCTGCCTTAGCCTTTACAGGAGTAGCCTTTAAAGTTTTCCCCTTTATTTGATTAGCCTTATAAGCCATGCCATCAGAATAAGCCTGCATTGATATTGGCTTCTTTTTTTCCGCTGCCTTTGCTTTTGAAGTCTCTCCTACTTTCTTTACAGCCTGTACAGCCTTGCCATATTTAGTAAGACCACCCCCAATTTCCTCACGCTCTTTCATTCCAATCATACCTTTGTCTTTTGACTTGAGGCCTCTTTCCCTTTGGTCATCGTCATCTCGAATATCTCTTCTGAAAGAACTTATACCATACTTTCGATTATACTGACCAGACTTCTCATCATAATCAAAATCACTATTATGATATTTATCAGCCATCTTATCTCTAAACTGCTGACGAGTCTCAGAGTAGCGAGCAGCACTTGCCTTTAATGTCGTACCCTTTGGAGGTTCAGGGTTTTTCTTTTTCTTGATTGCCATGATTAATATCCTTTCTTTTTTGTTGCTGGTTTAACAGGAGTCTTCACAAAAGATGGACCTGTCTTAGCCTTTGCAGGCGTAGCCTTCAAGGTTTGGCCCTTGGGTTTGTTAGCTTTTTCTTTCATTGGATCATACTGCAAGTTATGACCCATACCCGGAGTGAGGTTGTTCTTCTTAATCGCCATGATTAATAGCCTTTCTTCTTTGCAGCTTTTGCGCCTTTCTTTGCCATAGACATTACCTTAGCGGTAGCACCTTTGCCTGTTGGCTTCATAGGTTTCATGTCTGGCTTTGACTTTGCTGTTAGGACAGATGCCTTCGGCAATCCGCTTCCTGCTTTACCTGAGTTTTTCATAATTATTTCTTTTTAGAAGTTTTAACTTTTGATGAACCAGATTTTACTCTCTGGGTGATTGGGTTTTGGTTACAACTTGGCATTTGTTTTATATTTTTGCATACAAATATAATTAAATCTATTAAAATGAAAATTAATTACCTAAAGTATTGGAAGGCAGTACGCTATTACTTCAAGATGAAGTATGGCCTGTCTCAGGAAGAGTTAGATATCTTGCTTTACATCTACGACCTAGGGTACTTCAGCACAAGGAAACTTGACAAGTTAGAAAAGCTTTTCTCTTGGGACAAAGACCGCATCACAAAGATGTGCACCAACGGATGGCTCGGTGCGTTCGACAGCCCAACGAAGAAAGACAGAAAGATTTACGAGATCAGTCCGAAAGGCAAGAGAGTCATCACCCATATGTACAACATCCTCAACCGTGAGGCAGGCCCATACATAGAAAAAGGCCAGAACTTAGCTGACCTTCCCTATATGGAGCGTAGATACACCCGGTTCCTCATCGAGATGATGGAGGAAATCGAGCAGGAGAAAGAACGTAAAAGATTGGAGGATCAAAGAACCACCACAACGTCTCGCTCCTGAATGATTGTATACTGAATGTTATTGATTACCATGGTAAAGCTGTGACCCTTGTCGTAATAGACCAAGTCATCAGCCTTTATCACAGACACATCAGAGCCGGGGTTTATCACCTTGGCTTTTTTGTATCTGAACTCATCGGAATCTTGCGATGAAAGGAGTAGGCCACCCTCTGTGCGGATCTCCTCTGTGATATTCACCACCACTATGTACTTACCTATTGCTTGCATACTCTGATATTACTCGGTTGTGTAGGATCTTGCCATAGTGACGATGGCGTTGGTTGACAATATGGTCACAGCCACGCTGACTGCGTTCTGAAGGGCACTTCGTGTCACCTTCAACGGGTCGATTACGCCCATTTTTATCAGGTCACCCATCTGTCCACTCTTCACATCGTAGCCATGGCCACGCTCGACCACCTCTCCGTAGATTTTCTCCACGTCCACCCCTGCATTGTCAAGGATTTGGATAGCCGGAGCAGTCAATGCCTGCTTAAGTATGCTAAGAGCTGCGTTGTATTCGTCCGATTCGTCTATGTTTGGCACCAAGTCCACTGATTCTTCAGCCAATGCCTTGCCAGCACCGGGTAAAATCCCCTCTTCAAGAGCTGACCTCACCGCACAGACAGCATCATCTACCCTGTCGTACAGTTCTTTCTGCTCCAAATCCGTATTTCCACCCACATAGATCACTCCAATGCCACCGGTTAGCGATGCAATGCGCTCCAACAGGAAGTCCTTGTCCGCTTTTTTGGTAGCTTGGGCATGTGCGTCCCACAATTGTTTGACCCTCTCGTCGATTCTCAGCCCATCTGAGCGCAGATCGCTCTTAAGGATGATAGTTTTATCAGCTGACACGATAATCTTCGCTGCATGGCCCAAATCTGAGTAATTGATCAGACTCAAATCGTCCCCTGTCTTCTCGGAAAAGTAAGTTGCCCCAACAGACAGTGCGATATCTTGCATCAGCTCGTGCTGTTTGTAGCCAAAGCTAGGCGGTTGGATGGCCACAATCTTCAGATTGTTCTTCATCACGTTCGCAGCTAGCGTGTTCACCACGTTATTGCTACAGGGGGCGATTAATAAAATCTTTTTATTCTCGTGGATGATTGGCTTCAGCACCAACTCAAGCTGCAAGATATTGCTTATCTCCATGTCAGCCACCAGCACCATCACATCCTCGTATACACACTCGTCCTTCTTCTGGT